TTTGCATCATTCAAAATATTTTCAGATGCATAACCAGAAGGATCAAACGAGATACGCAAACGCCCTTTGTGATATTGTGAAGCAATGATCTTAAATGTAAAGATTACATCACCACGCCAATTAGCAAAAAGGTTACTAATCCACGCCATAGGCGTCATGAACAATTTCACCCCTGACACTGCTGGGGGATCGGAATCATACAAAATAGGCGTGACGACAGAAGAAAACAAGATTGTATCGACAGCCTGTGCCGACGTCCACGTAGTCTGGGTCAGATAGGATTGCTTTTGAACTAGATATGGAATCGCCATCTCGTCCTCTCCTGTCAACCCAGTAATTGCCCCATCAATGGATAACTCATTTTTTGCATCCACAGTAAGCTTCTCTATCGGGTAACCCACTTCAGTGGTTGCCAATTTCGGAAACGGATCGGGTCGCATTGATACGGAATCCGCTATCACTGGGACATTAGTAAATCCGAAAAGTTTAGCGACAGATGAAACGGCTGAAGCTCCAGCCTGAGTGGCAGTGGCAAACGCGCCAATTCCTGGCACTGCGGATAAATGTTTCGCCGTATTGGCTATAGCTGATGATACCCGACTAACCGGTCCCTGTCCATACTCATCAGCCTGGACTGCAAGCCCAGCAGAGGGGCCTGACAACTTCACGTCCTCAGCCCAGGCATACACAGAAACGCTAACCCCTGTACCTGACGCTCCATTTGCGGATTGCAAGGTTGTGTAGTTGATAAAGTTCAGCAGCCCCAGGCTCCCCATGTCTGCGTTACTTTGAGCATTCACCCAATTTTTGTAGTAAAAGAAGGGCAAAGACATCTCAGCACCTTGATTGTCTTGGGGATTTAACCAGACAGAAGGGCGCTGAGAGTGTGGTATCAAATCACGGTTAGCGACAGATGGCTGAATTGTTGAAGGGGTGAAATTCTGAAGGGGAATATAGAATACGCCCGTTGTACCATAATAAAAGGGTGACGCATTGATCAGAATTTTAACCTTCAACGTACACTGGATAAACGCAAAATTATTCAGCTTGTACTTGATACGCGCATCACCAAAAAACAACTGCCAGGGTAAAATCGTACGAAATGTTCCCAGGGGATCAGATTCCAACCACGTATAATTGTAAATTCGCACGGGACGACTCAAAAAACGGATAAGATCGATATTTTCTGTCTGATCATTTGCAGTATCTGCGCCTGGCGTAACGTTGATTCCGCCAGACATACTAGCCACGGAGTCATCAAAGGTCACAGTTTCACTCACAGATGATGTAGTAGCAGCAGAATGATCAATTACAACATCGGCTTGTACAGCACAACAATTAAGACAAGCACACTCATCAACTACATCAAGACGACAGCTATTATACGTGTAGGGGACATAAACAGGATACGAGTGAAGAAATTCTTCACAAGTCTGACGATGCTCGTCAGATAAGCCCTCAGGAACTGCCTGAGACTCAGTTGTGTCACTTCCACAGGTGACACCTCCTCGGTCGAAAGTATTCGGGATCATTTATACAAGGCGGGATTGATCAGACCACGCCAGGCATGGAGGCTTTAGTTCCCCCCTGAACACTATTTTAGTGGCATAGCTGCCAGGATGGAGCTTATGCTCCAAAATCTAGTTTTTGAGGTCTAGCAACTCCATCCACCTGGTCATAGACATGTTCTGAATTTTTCCTGAACTGATCTAGAAGTTGGTCCCAGGTGGGAAACTCATGGCCGAAATAATAAGGAGACAGCTCATAATGAGCTACTGCTCGTAAGAACAATTCCTTTTTCTCCTCAAACAGCGAACGCCCATACCAAAAATATTCCCGCACTGCAGTGTTCAGAACCTCTATAGCGTGGGCTTCCTCCGAAATATTGTCCTTCTTCACACACACCAGTAGCATCTTGGCAATGGATGTTGAGTCCAGAGGAGCTACCCATGCGCAAATATCCTGGTCATATCTCCATGTTCGCTTGAGAAAGCTAGCTGATGCAATGGAGATAAAAGGAACAGATTGTGCCTCTTTATCTGCCATAGTATAGCCAATGTCGATATCTTCCAAAACACGCTGGATGGCAGTGTGGTTGAACCAGTTCGCACTTTGAGACACACCCATAATGTTGTCATCACCGTATGTGAGCAAATTCACATTTTGTTTGAAGGTATCAATTACGTGAGGTGGCCGCAAAATAATATAGCAGTACCGCAGGTAAAGTGCATTGGCCAAACCATTCACAATCACAGTAAGTGGATGGCCAGATGGATTGCTTCCGTAGAACTCAATGAGATCCCCATTGAAGTCCACTATTGGAAATGCTGTATCATACCCAATACCTTTGACGACACGCAAATCATCTTCCGAATAGCCAGCCCTTTCACAAATTCGGTAGATGATCTTGAAAGTCTCCAAGATCACGGATGCTGGCATACGCTTGTCGAATTTACTGTAGTCGCCTGCTACAATGCGGTCTGAGCCAAATTTTGTGAGGTAACTATAAATTTCGGTCCATTCCAAAGATTGTACAACAGTCCCCGGTCCGGTTTCGTACACGAAGCGATTATTTTGCATGTGCACAATAACAGACAAAAGGTACATTCGCACAATAAGCGTATGTGCCATTCCTGAAGCTGTAAAGATCCTTACCTTTCCAAGATCCGCCTTCTCTTGCGAGAGGGGTTCATCTTTAGGGTGTCCACAGTATATGGGATTAGCACGTTGGCCTGAATGGTATATCTCCACCATACGCGACATTTCGTTTTTAATCTCGTCGATGACACCCACATCTGTGGTGCCATCATCCAACGCATATAGAAAACGAGTTTTGGGACACTTATATGGGAAACCGGCACTTGTTTTGCGATTAAGCTTGTCACAGTATCTGACACCTGCTTTACCGTTGAGTGCGACGTGAAGTGAATAGACACGCACATCATCAACCGGTATCTGGGTTTCAGAGATGAACATACAGCTTGCTCGTTGAAGCACATCGTCGCGCATAAGTGTCACAGGGCGGGTCATGTCTTTCAGCGCCAAAATCCAAGGCTGTCGCGAAAATGTTGGTGCCACTTTATCGGTAGCATACCCCGCATCTTCCATGAATGGACGAATAAGTGTAGAGCCCACATTCGTTCTCGGAGATGCACGGAAACCCAAAATAGATCCCATCACATTTCCACTTCCGCCACTCACCGCCCACGTAGCACTTTGTGGACTCAATGGGCCCAATACGCGTTCTTGTGAAGGAGCAGAGATTACAACAGAGCCTCTGTTACAATAGGTTGGTTCCAAAGTGTCACAAGCGCTTTTCACAAGTTCACTATCGACCTTAATGGCACCAACACAATTGTCTTTACCAAGGACATGCACACCTAAGATGATGTGCCCTGCCGGAGTGTGTGAAATCAGGCATGTGCCGCAATCCCCTATTTGGGTTGGACAAGCAACTCGACCTTTCCATACATCAGTGGTTACAGCCCTGTCTAGACTCTTCCAAGTGGTCACATCGGGTTCAATAGAGCGCACAATTTCGGACCAGGCTTTCCCGTTAATGTGTCTACCTACATACTCTCCATCGATCTTACCTTGGTAGCCCCGCTTACAAAACCACTCTGTAAGATCACTGCCAGGAGGGCGAATGGCTATGCGCACAAAGACCAAATCACGTTCAGGAACGCGGCGCAACATGCTTTCCGTGACGAAAACGTGCGATATCCCTGTGTTCAAAGATGTTGCCTCATCAATGATCTCCATGGTGAAAGGAGCAGTAGGGAAAATCCCATGATGATTCAACATATACACGTTGCCCCTCACATTCACCATTGTGCTATGCTTGGTCACACCTTCTTGCATGACTCTCACCGCTACAGTGGCCTTCTGCACATATCTGCGCAAAACACCAGGGTCCTGCCCTTTCGAAGCCAATGTCGTTTGAGAAAAATCATCACGATTGATGGCAAGCGGGGAGGCATAACTCACATAAGGTTTCACCACCTTATCCTCAGATGGCGCCGTACCATAAGTTGATACACTAAATTCCGCTCCCTGTGGATTACCAATCAATAGTTTTCCAGCTTTGTAAGCGGTATAGAGCACACCAACTGCCGTCAAGGCAGATGCCAATATAGCAGGATATCCGATCTTGTCCTGTACCTTCTTGCCCATATAACCAAAGACTTCTCTTATGACACGGGTCTTCATTGGGCTGGCATATATTTGTCTCCAAAACCAATTCTTCCCCCACCACCATTCAGCTAGTGGGTTTAGATGCCACGTCGAGTAGACATACTGGTACATCAGTTTATAATACACCAAGGTACACCACACATCCAAACCACAGCTCTCTAAGAAACTCGGATAATAAATCTCCTCATCATCCGGGACTTCTAG